CCCTTTGTCGTGAGATAGTAAGCCTTTAACGTTCTCAAGGAATAAATAAGATGGCTTGACTTGCCTTGCAATTCTAGCAATTTCAAAAAAGATAGTACCTCTCGTATCTTCAAAACCCATCCGTTTTCCTGCAATACTGAAAGCTTGGCAAGGGAATCCTGCACAAAGCACATCAAAGTGTGGGAGTGATTGTGGGTGCAGATCTTTGGCATCATCATACTCTGGGTATGATCCAAAGTTCTTTTTATATGTTTCTCTGGAATATTTATCCCATTCACAACTTCCCACACAGGTATGTCCTGACCTCTCCATGCCAAGTCTGAATCCACCTACACCTGCAAACAAATCAAAGAATGTTAAACCCATTGGTATTTTCCTCCAGATTCTAAAAGTCTTCCCGAACCATGAAAGTCCTGTATCATCTTCTCTGAACTCCAGTCATTGAACCAATGAGGTCTTTCACATAATAAAGCCTTTGCCTTTTCCATAGTTCTTGGCTCTTTGAAGATGTACTCAAAGTATTGTGTCTTGGTCATTGCTGCAACTACGCTTGCATTTTTCTCTCCTGGAGTATCCATTCCCAATGTATGCAGGGAGTCATTGAGCAGTTGAATTGCCCTGCGTGCATGGTCTACAGTTGCTACCTCTAACAGATCCAATCTTGCATATGCTTCAGTCAATCTGTGAAGATCCTCTATTGTTCTATAGTCTACTGCTAATGCACCATCCATTTGTACAACCTCTCTAAGAGAACCCCACCAATCAGTCAATATTCTAGAAGCCTCTGGAGTTTCAACTGGGTTTATGGTTCGAGCATAGTTTATGAATTTGGTCATGTCATTTACAGACAAGTCTGGTTCTATCTCTCCCCTTCTTACCTTTGCAATATGTTCTGCTATTAGTAAATCTTCTTCCTTGTTTGGTATGTCTCTGATTAAAAATATCAATCCGAATCTTGACAGCAACGAGTCAGGCATTGCAACGTTCTCCTTTATGCTTAACTCTGTATTCCATCTGGATTTTTTGGGATTTGCTGCTCCTATAATACTGACCTTGACTGGCCATGTTATATCAATACCTATCTTCCTTAGAGAGAAAGTCTGAGACTCCATGACCTCGTGAGCATATGTTCTGTCTGCTGGGTTCATCTTTTCCATCTCGTCTATACAGGCTACTCCTCCGTTACATAGTGTTACTGATCCAGGCTTTCCTATCCTTGTACCGTCTGCTAGATTGTCTACACCTCCAAATAATCCTGCTCCTGATGCAGACTTTCCTGATACATAGTCAGATTTCTGTATGATGCTTGTTACAAACTTTAACAACTGTGTCTTGGCTACAGATGGATCACCTAGTAGTAATATGTTAATATCTCCTCTGGAATATTTGCCCTCAACCCCCCCTAAACAGCATAACAATAACCCTTCCTTGACGGTATACATATTTCTGATATGTGGAGCAAATGACTTGATAAGTCTTGTCTTGTCCATACTCTTGTAAATGGCAATCTCCTCATCACTTGGCAGTACTGGCGTTTCATTTGTGGGTTGAAACTTTATGATGTCAAAGAACCTGTAATATGTAAGGTCAGTCTTTGTTCTCTTGCGACTTCTTAATATTCCTTGCAAGTGAAGTTGAGTTCCAGGACTTATCTTGTTTATGTCGTTACCATATACAAATCCTGTAAGGTTTATCGGGTTTGTTTCCCCCTGCTCTGTCATTAATATCTTACGTAGTTGACCTTTGTTCATCTGTTTTACATACATATCAATGTTGCACCTGTCACATCTGAACTTCATTGGAAGATCTCTCCAATCATCCACATCTGGTTCAAGATCAAGGTAGTCAAAGGTTTTTCCACTTGTGCAGTTAGGACACTTGAATATGATATTCGTTGGATAGTGTTCGATTTCAGAACTACCTGATACTATTGTTTGCAGTAATATGTCTTTTTTTCCCTCATCTAGTGGTCTTAATTCATCAAGACCTAACAGTCTAAAGTCTTCTCCATCCTCTGTGTATATCTTCATTTCATACTCTCTCTAATCATATAACATATCTCTCTTGAACTATGTTTACCATGAATCTTTTTAAACTTTAGAAAATCAATCTCATAACATTTCGGAATGTAGGTTGTATGTCTCAATATCAACTATACGTATAGTATGGTTAATATATTTTACTGGGCGAGAACGAGTCTGACATGAACAGCAAGGGCATATCTTTATGTCAAGATCAAACAGAACCTCACACTTTGTACATCGTCTGTGGTTGTCATAAATTGGTCTGATTCTTTTTTCAGATTTATATCTGCCACAAACACCATGACAAATTCTGCTCACGAGTACGGTACAGTACGGTTACTTATAAAGTTTTACATGGAGTGCCAACAATATTCAACATCTCACACTCTAACCTTCCTACTATTGTTTCATTGCACTCTTTAATATCTGCGATGTTAAGGACAACAAGTTTGATACCTCCTCCTCTAAAGAGTGCGTTTCTTTCTTCTGTTTTTCTAACTTTTCTATCGTGGATTGCACCATCAAGCTCAATGATAATAATTCCATACTGTTTATCATGACATATGAGGTCAGGGTTCTTCCACTTAAATCGTTGGAGTTCTTTTCTCCCAACTGATTCACTAATTCTACATAGGTTTCCATATTCTTTATCAAATCCAACATACCATTCCCTCTTAAAGTCCATATGAAATCTCTCCTTTAAGAAAAGTTTCAACTTTATGAGCTGTTCCAGGTCTGACTGGCCCTTTTGCTTGGTTCTCTGACCAAATGCTATCCCTGACTGTTTACCTCTTGGCATACATTGTTTGTAACAAACAATATGTATATAACTATTATACTGCTATGATAAAGTGTACGTCTAGGAATGGAGGTTTGTTTTCGTGTGCTGCACCTCCACCTGTTGATGCGTTAGTTAATGAAGTATTTCCAGTTGTACTACCTGTAGGAACTGTTGCTGGGTTGTAAGCATCCAACGCACCTCCACCTGTTGCAGTTACAGACGAGTGACTATGTGGATTTGGAGATATAGCGTGAGTGTGTGATGGCATTTCTGACTCTGACAATGTATGTGTAGATTCTCCTCCTGTTGTTCCTCTACCTGCATCATTGGTTGCTGCTCTAGGGAACTTGTTAGTTGTTACAAAGTCGGGAACATTAAATGTTGATGATCCATCTCCTGTGCCATATTCCGTATCCAATACTGCAAAGAGTTGAGCATATGTAGTTCTTGATACTGCTGCTCCATTACATAATAACCATCCACTAGGAACATCTGCTACCCCACCTGCATACATATTTATAGTACCTACTGGAACATCTGCTCCTTCCCATAGAGGAGTTCCTGATGTTCCCTTGTTATAGTATAATCTTTTTAAATCAGAACGCCAAAACAGTCTGCCTGTATCCCAAGAGCTCGGAAATGTAGTTCCCTGTCCGTATGTTGTTGCATCCAGGTTTGAAGCAGATACAACAAGACCTGCCCAGCTTCCAGTAAGTGCTGTCAAAGTGTTCCGTTCTCTTGTAACTCGTTAATCTGAACGACAAAGAGATCCCCTGCGTTTAATGTAAAGTCTGTAGATACTACTCTTGCGTGACATTTCAAAGTTCCAGTAGAGGCCCAATGAACTCCTGATTCCCTTATGGTTACTGGAGTGGAGTCAAATGATGTATCATCCCATAGCATACCTAACTTCATAGTCTGACTTACCCTTGACTTGCTTCCTATTGTGCTGAACTGTTTTCTAGAGTATGCAGTATCTGTAAATTCTGTCTGCAAGTCTGTCTGTGATTCTGCCTCTGATGTTGAGTTTGTTCCTATTGAACAATAGTCTAAATCAGTTGACGATACCCCAATATCTCTGTCTATTGACTCCTTGATACCCTGTAATAATATGACATTATCCATTGACTGAAATTTTATCGGTCTTGATGTTGTGACCTTGTTGTTTAACAGATCATTTTGAACCTCTAGAAGTAATTTCTCATTCTCATTAACTATATCTGTAGGGTTTAATGATACCTCAGAACCGTTC